CGGAAGCCCATCCGACCGCCGTAGAACCAGAACCAGCTCGAAGAAGCGTAGTTCGCGCTCGCACAAGCGAGACTTCTGATAGCAAACGAGAAGCTGCCAGACCGCAGAACACAGCGGCCTCTGCTGCCGGGGAACCATAGTCCTGCCGCATAGTGGGTCGTGTATTTGCTGGTGTCGGTCTGATGCACCTTGCTGGGCAATATGTCGCACTTGGCTCCATGCACCACTCTCACCACGCAGTTGCCGCCACTGGTAACACTCTGCACCATGCGCTCTGTCTTCTTTATAGGGTCGTAGATGTGGAACACATAGTCCACTGGGTCATCGCTTGTCTCCACGCATCTGTTCTTGTAGAACTCGGTGTAGCTCTTCACGTTTCCTGCTATGTAGTCCATCCACTCCGAGTCACAGCCCACATAGTGCTTCAAGCCCATGATTGAGTTCATCGCATTGCCCACATAGGCGGTGTCGGCCATGCCTATGTTGTCGCGGCTGTTCAGTATCGCATCATGCGCTCCGTTGCCCACAACGGCTTGCTCGTTGGTCGTGCCGTGCGTTGCCCACCACAGGTTGCTTATCTCCTTGTGCATCTCGTAGTCTTGCAACTGATAACCCTCGCCACGCATACGGCAGCAGTTCTGGAAGTCCTTGTCGGTGAAGTGCAACGTGCCGTTAGGCATCTCCGTCGGGTTGCCCTCGCTGTCGTATGCCCATTCGTTTGAGGTCTGCGATGTTCCGTCGCCTTTCTTCGAACGCACCGCTCCCGATATGCTTCGGGGGCGTTTCAGTCCGTCTATGGTTATGGGGTACGTTCCAACGAGGCTGTCCACATCGCCCACGGTATGCTCCGTCCATTCGGGTTCTATGGCTTCCAAACTCTCGCTGTCAACGGCAAGACACATGGTGTCTTCGATGTCGCGATACGATGTGAAGTACATCCACTTGGCACCGTTCGGCACATCATAGAACACATATTTGCCTATGGTGAAGTCAAAGTAGGTGTGGCTCACCATCATGATGAACTTGCCTACTATCTTTCCGCTCGCATCGGTGAACACGGCTCCGAGCCTTGCATGGTTCAGTCCAGGCCACCTCACTTGCTTCATGCCTTCCACGTCCATGCGGTAGGCATTCACGTTGGCGGCTGTCGTGATGATGTTGTCGCCGATGGTCTCGCCCTCCTGCGCCTCGTCTGCATAGATGCCTGTATTCTCGGCATAGAGCAACTCCGAAAGCATTGCTTCTTTCTTCTTGCCTACGGTGGTCAGCGGCTCGTTGTCGGTCATTGAGTGGAAGATATACTTTACTTGGTTCTTGTAGTCGTTCACACCTTTGTACCAGAAGTGGGGCAAATGGTGGAAGATGTCGAAGCCTTCTCCTGCGCTGTCGCCCACATCAAAGGTTTCGCCGTTAATGAGGCGGTTGAAGTCGGTGTCGCTCAGTTGTCTGCCTTCCATCTGTTTCAACTTACTGTTGTAGGTACACTTGTAGGCATGGGTGTTCTGCACGATTTTCAGTGTGTGTCCGCTTGCCACGAATGTCTTGTCGTAGTCGGCACCTGTCTCGTTCTCGGGATTGCTGTATTTCTCGCAGAAGTCGCCGCTCACTACATCGTCTATCTTCACCATGGAGAACTGCGAGTTGATGACGGTCAGTCTGGGGAAGTACGTTTGCAGGGCTTTCACCTCTTCATCTTCCACCAACTCTGTCAATATCCAGCGGCCCAACAGTCCACTACACTGGCCGCTCTCATCGTAGGTTGCTCCGTTGGCATCTATTCCCACGGCTCCGCTATTCTTGATAGCGCGCAGCATCTCCACACTTGCCGTGGCATTGATGCCGGGTATGCGCACACTCTTCAACGCTCCTGCCGTGGTTATCTGCCGCAGCAAGGTCATGGTGTCTATCTTCGGACATTCGTCCAAGAACATCTTCGTCACCTTGCTCATGCCGCCCTCAATGGTCAGTCCGCCGGGATAGGTCAGCCGTGGCAGGTTCTTGAAGTAGAGTGTGGTCATAGTACCGGGCAACTGTAGCGTTTCTATCGGGGCGGTCTCTGCCAAGTCAATGCTCGCAAGTTGCGAACCGCTCGCCAGCACCTCGGTCAGTCGTGGACAGTACGAGGCTATGATGCTCGTTATCTTCGTGTTCCGCACGTCTATGCGCTTCAAGAAACTCTTATTGCCCATGTTCAGCTGGGTGATGGCTCCGCTGCCTTCTTCTGGTGTGTAGTCCTCACCGCCGATGATTATCTCCTGCAGCAGGTCGCAGTTGCTGATGTCCCAGCCCTCTGCCTTTGGTGTGCAGCCGCTCACGTCAAGGCTGGCAAGGTATTTCGCACCAAACACATAGAGCATCGTTCCCGAGCCTGTGGCGGTCATGCCGCTCTTCAGCGTATAGCTTTCTCCTGCTTTGAGGTAACAGCTGTCCACACAAGCGTCTGCACGGTCTACACCCAGTCCGAAGAATGCGTCCTGCGCTGCCGTTATCTTGATGCTGATGTCTGTACCTACGGCACGCATCTTGAATGGGTTGGTGTACAGCTCGCCCACTTGGTAGAAACCGTCACGATAGGCAAAACGCTTCTCAAACGTTACGGGCAGGTCTTCATACCTCAGTCCGTGTACGGCATAGTAGTAGTTGGCTCCTGCCTTGGAGCTCTCGATATACTTGCGCTCGTTGTCAAACGAACTGGTTATCTTCGCCCACTTGTCTATGCGGTCGGTTATCCACAGCTTCTTGCAGCCGTCTGGCGAGAATATCTTGATGCCGTCTGCCTCTGCCGTGCGCATATCCTGCGCCACATCGTGCAGTGTTGCTGTGGTGCTGCCCTTGTCGTCAAGCCAGAACTTGTCTCCTGCATACGCTTGCTGGAACATCACCGAGTTCCAGCCTTGGTAGTAGTGCTTGGGGTCTGCCTTGCTGTCCAAGTCCCAAGGTATGGTCACACCGCAGTCGTTGTCCGAGAGCCACACGCAGTCACCATCATACCAGTGGTTGAAGTAGGCGCGTACCAGTCCGTTGGTGTCGAGGTAGAACGTTATCATCATGTTCTTGCTTCGCTGGTCAACGGCAAGCACATAGTCGCTGCCCACCACATACGACAATGTGGATTTCACGTTGCCCCATTCGTGCAGCTCTTCGCAGAACTTCTTCAGACGGTTCTCCTTGGTTCCTGCCACGGTCTTGCCGTGAATGGTGATGTCGCCGTCTGCCTCTGTGCGGTCTTGCGAGCAGTCTTGCGTCCACCGCAGCCACTTGTACAGATTGTATGGCACTTTCTTGCCTTGCGCATACAGGTCGTTCAATTCGTCATCGTCTGGGTAGCGGCTTTCGTAGTAGCTCAGCCAGATAGGTTTGCTTGTGGCAGGGTCGAGCCGCATCATGTCTTCGATGCCGTTCACGCCTTGCAGCCAGCACAGACTGTCATACTTCAAGTACTCGAAGCACTCCACAGGGTTCAGCACTCTGCCCGTAACCGTCCATTTCTTCACGCTCTGGTCATACTGCATCTTGCCTGTGGTGTCTTTCCACTTGCCGCCTGTGTACTTCACATACTTGTAGTCGTTGGTCAAGTACACCGTTCCCCAGTCATAGTTCTTCACATCATCGGCAATGACTTCGGCAAGACTCTTGTCCACTTCGGTCGGGTCGGCGGTGGCATCACATTCTGCCATTTTTCCCGTACCGTCATTCTCCAGGAAGATGTGCTTCTCGCCGCAGTACTCCGAGAGCATGTAGATGTTCGAGGCTATGAGTTCGTCACTCTTGGCAAGGGTCTGTACCTTGAAGATGTTGATGTCTTGGCCTTTCTCTGCCACGAGTTCCTTGAAGTCGCCATAGTTCAAGCAATCTCCGTTGTAGCCGCTCACTTTCTCGAAGCCGAAGAAAGAGGGGTTGCCCTTGTCCACGTTGAAGTTGGCCTTGGCATGGAAGTAGGCGTAGGTCTCGTTGGTGGCATCCACGCTCTGCTGGTCGGTGCGGAACAGGGCGCACGTCACGCTGTCGATGCTGGTGTTCATCGTGCCTTCGCCGTTGTAGGCGTTCTGTGCAGGGGTCATATAGTCGGCTCCCATGGCGCGCTGCACCTTGTTGAACAGTTCCATCGTGGCTCCGTTGTTCGCGCCTGTCGAGTCGGAATAGTCCACCTTGATTGTTATGGTCTTTACCCACAAGCCGCCGTCTATCACCTGTATTTGGCTCTTCGCTGCCATCTTCTGTGCCGTCTTGAACTTAGCGAGTGCCGTCGGGTTGTCCTTGAAGTCCTCCTCGGTGTGGAGCATCTCAATCTTGCAGCCCTTGAACTTGCCTTTCTTGTTCTTGATTGGGCGAACCGATGAGGTCGTGCCTTGGTTGGTGGTCGGCACTTTGTACACCTTGCAGTCCTGCCATGGGCGGTCGGGAAAACGGATTACCCAGTCAAAGTAGGCTTTGGTCTTCTTGTCGCCGTCCAGCTTGTCAAGGTAGCCGGGGTAGCTCTGCTCTATGTCGGGGGTGTCGGCGTTCTTCAGCAGCGTCACGCAGCACAGTCCTGCGTTCATGCATGCTTGCAGTGTGGGGCGGTCTTTGGTTGTTCCCTCTGCCGTCTGCGATGCCATCACTTGGTTCTTCTCGTATTCGGTCAGCATGGCGGTGGTGTCTTTCTGTCCTACGAGGTAGTTGTTGAACGCTTGGCGGTAGTTGTAGTAGGTCGCCCATGCCGTGAGGCGGTACAGGTAGATGTCGGCTTTTGTGCCGTCAAAGAGCATCGTCATGTCGTTGTGCGCGAAGCGTCCTGCATTGTAGTAGGTGGCTGCTGCCTCGTCTCCGTTCACATATATCTTGATGCTGCCTATACCCGAGTAGGGGGCTATGCTGGTCGGCTCTATCACGATGTCAAAGCGGGTCTCCTTGTCGGTCGCATACAGGGCTACGGCGGTCTGCTGTGCGCCAAGGTCGTCTGGGTTGGCGGCGGTGGCTCCGTCGCAGGTGAATACAAGCTTCTCGCCTGTCACATAGAAGCCGAGCGAGTTGTCGCCAAGGCAATCTATGAGTCTTGCCGTGCGGTCTTCCACGTTCTTCACCTTGATGGTGAAACTCAGTGCCAGTCCGTTCTGCTCGATGCTTGTGCCGGAGAATGGTTTGTAGGTGCATCGGGCTTTCATGTCCTCTGCTATGCGCAGTGCCATGCGTCCCTTGTCGTTCTCCGTTCCGTAGGTGGGTGTGCCGTAGGTGTCCTTTACAAAGCCGTTGCTGCTCCAGTTACAGTTCTCCACGTTCACCTCCACGCTGCCGTCCTTGATGCTCTTGTCGGTCTCGCCGTTGCTGCGTGAGTCCATTGTGATGTTGAACTCTCTGAGGGTGGTCACTTCTTCCACGTCTACAAGCGAACCGTCCACCACAAATGTAGCGGTCTCGCCTTGGCTGTCGCCGCACGTCACTTGCACCGACACGCTCTTCGTGCCGTCATGCACGCTCTCAAGCACTTGCTTGGTGTAGGTGTTGGTCTGCTGGCGGTAGGCTATGGCGGTGGTCTCCTTTGCTCCGTCATAGAGTATGGTGGCTTGCGGCTCATCGTTGTCGCCTACATACACGGCATAGTCTATTTCGATGTTCTCGTATAGCTTGCGCTTGCCTTGCAGCTGGTCGGTGTACCACCGCATGGCGATGATTGGGGTATTGTTCCCTGCTTCCACTACCATTATGGCGGTATGCAGGTAGTTGCCCCTCACACCGCTGCCCACATCTTCGCCATGGATGCGCAGGGGATAGGCTCCGTGCGTGAGTGCTTCTGTCAAGCAGCTCTTTGGATCCACAGTGATGCTATGCGAGTAGGTGTCAAGTATGGTCTGCTCGCCGAGGGTCTTCCACTCGCCGTTCATGTATATCTCGGTAATAACCTTGATGCCCTTGTCCGAAGCGTTGTTGGCAAACTTGTACATCGGTATGCTCTTGGCGGCTCCGCCTACGGCAAGCGAGGTGCTGCTGGTGTAGTTCAGTGTCTGCACACTGCTGATGGTCACGTCCACACCGCTCACGTTGATGTTGCGGCTTCCCGTGTTTCCTGCATCGTCGTAGGCTATGAGTTGGAACCTCTTTGTTGTGGCGGTCACGAAGTAGCTGCTCACGTCCATCTCGAAGTCGTAGGTGTCTCCGCTGGCTGACGAGGCGCGGTTGAACATGAAAGTCTCCAAGGTCTGTCCCGTGTCGCGGTCTTTCAGAACCACCTTTTCTATCATGTTGCTCAGCTCGTTGTTGCCTTGCGTGGTGATGCTTCGCACGGCGGCTTTCATCACCACGCTGCCTCCTGCCTTGGCATAGAGCGGACTTTGCTCAAACTGTATGCTCACAATGGTGCCTGTGCTCTCTCCGCCACCGCCGCCTACGGCAAACTGCACCTCATCGCCCACGGCTTCATGCTCGGCGTTCTCCAGCTGGAGTTTCACCACACCTTGGGTTTCGGTGTCGATGCGCAGGTTGTTGGGTATGTTGGTGTATGCGCCGCCTGTCGAGAAGGCTTCCTTGCCGTCTTTCTCTGGGGTGTCCGAGGTGGGTACGGCATTGTTGCCGCCTCCGCCAAACTCCACCCACGGCTTCAAGTCGGCTGGGTTGATGTCTTCTACGTTGCGTGTGAATTGGTAGGCTTCCCATTTGGGCGAGCCGTTGCTGGTCACGTCTGCGGTCTTGTAGGTCAGCACAACACCTGCTTTCGTATACGACAGTCCGCTCTCTTTCTCCTTGTCGAGCACGGCTTTTATGGCGGTAGAAAGGGTGTATTCAGTATCATCGCAGATGTCATTTACATTCACCGTGTTGCCTATGGCACTGCCGTTCGAGCCGAAGTCAGTCCAGTTGGCCTCGGTTTTCCAATCTGTTTCTGTTTTCTTGCCGTAGTTCGTCCACTGCTTGTTTTGTATGCCTGTTTCTGAAAGGAATGATAGAACAATACCGGGCTTCATATAGCGCACGCTGTTCTCCAAATCGAAGATTTTTTCAAGCACAACTGATAGTGTCACCTCCCTTTCGCCCAACGATAGCAGGTTATTAGCATTGATTGTGTTGCGACATAGTAGTTCTGTGGAGGTATTTTCTATCAGTTGACGGTTGATGTCAGCTGTACTCTCCACCTCGTTCATACGTTCCTGAATGTCGGCTCCTTCATTACCAGGAAATGCGGTGCCGCTGGTATGACCGAGCGCAAGGTCTGAACCGATTACGGCAAGTTTTGTCCCTGCCCAGCGGTAGGTCTTGTTCGTGCTCACGTCCATGAATATCTTGCCGCTGTGGGGCACACGGCCGTTCATGGTGGCTTCACCGTACAAGTCACCATCGAGCCAATTGTTGTAGTAAGTGATAGTCGGACGTAAGTCAAATTCAGACTCTGATGGCTTGGAATATTTCAGTAAGAAAGTGTCGGTTGTCTTGTTATAAGCAACCGAGCAGTTTTCATCATCTGATTTTTTAGATACAGAAGACATCTGCGCTGTTACATCACTTACGATGCAGCCAAATTCCAAGGCATCGTCCACATAACTTGGCAGATACTGCGATGCCACCTGTCCGTTTTCGTCCAGCGGTGCAAGTCCTCCTGCCGCTCCTTTGGTGTCCTTGAACGTGTCGAGGTCGCTCTGCACGGCTGCTACACCCTTGGCAAGTTCTGTCTTGTTGTCGCTGACGGTCTTTTTCAGAGTGGTGATGTCGGTCTGTGCCGTACTCATCTGACTACTCAGCGTGTTCAGTGTGTTGGCGTGGGAGGTCTGTGTGCTGCGTAGGCTCTTGATGTCTTCCTTGTTCTGGTTCACATCCACCTTTACGGCTTCAAGGTCGGCTGTCATTTCCTCCACGGCTTCCATGTACTCGGTACTGTCCACCGTAGGGTTGCCTTTCAGCAGCGGGTTGCCGCTACTGTCCACCTGCGCCACCCATGTGCCGCCGTCGGCCACATACAGCTGTCCCAAATGGTCTGACGATGCGCTGCCCTCCACGGTCACCAACGCCCACCAACCCTCATGCGGATTGGGGTACGCTTCCCTCAGCTGCTGGGCGGTCTTGAACAATCCCTTGTTCGGGCCTTTGATGTTCTTGGCCTCCAGCCAGCCCTCCACGGTCAGGTTATGGCCCACCTTCATCGAGCCGCGCACAGTGGCCTTGCCGCCTACATTCGCGTCCCTGCCGATGGCCACATCGCCGTCTATCTGTTTTGTAGGTATTGAACTGCTCATATCAATGCGTTTTTACTTTGTTCTGTCATGATTGCCGCCTTGTCGCTGTCGCCGAAAGTGACGAGAGCCAACGCTGCGGTCATATACACGATTGAGGTATAGCACCGCTCCGAGAGGTCTATGCCCTCGTCTTCGTCTATGGTTGGATAGGGTAGATACAGTGCTTTGCTTACGGTGGCTTCCTCGTTATTGCATGAGTAAAACTCCAGTGCCTTGCCCTCTGGTCTTATGATTATGGCGCACACCGGACGCTGCACATTGCCACGCAGTCCCTTGTAACGGCTGCGCTGCAACGCATACGCTGCGTCTGTCGGTGCTATAGCTTCATACACAGGTCGTTCCCAGTCGCTCATCTCAAACACTACGAGGCGCATGAAATCATCTGGCAGCAATGTCCAGCCACTGCCGTCCTTTGTCCAGTATATGCTGTCGCCAAAGTTATGGCCTCCTTCAAGCAGATGTGTTGGCGCACCGCTTTCCACACGCTGCACGGCATCCACTATCTTGCTTCTGATGATGTCTTCTATCGACAGGGTATCTATGTCGCCTTCGTTCAGTAGCGACTCCGACACCATGTTCTGGTCTAAGCAGATGCGTACATCTTTTACTATGTCCTCAATCTTCTTTATCATGACGGTTAGTCTTTTAATACAAACTCATAGCCATTAGCGGCTGCTGTCGCTATAATGGCTTTCTGCGAGCGAAGCTGCGAACGGCTCACATCGGTATTCTCGGCAAGCCAGTCTTTGGCAGAGTCCCAGTCGGTCACTTCTATCTGGGTCAAACCGCCCTCACTTTCTTCGCTTGCTGTATTCTCGTCCGCGTTCTCTTCTTCCGGCTCCGCATCGGGGTCGTAGGTTTCTATCAGCTTGAACATTTTGCCATACTTGTAGTGTCGCTCCAGTCCTCGCTGAATGTCCTCGTTTGCTGTTCTGTACAGGCTTGTGCCGTCGCTCTGTGGAGTGAAGCTGACATGCATATTTGCCTTGCTTGCCAACACAATGTTTATGCTGAGGTTGGTATTCGATTTATATAATTTCTCCATATCGAAAAGTCTTGAAAATAAAAAAGGGTGGGCAGACACCCACCCCAATAATGGTTTTGTTTATATTACGATTTTTGTTTATGCTGCCTCCGCAGTAGGAGCCTTGGCAAGACGCATACGAGCGTGTGCCTTGGCATAGCGCAGATACAGGCAGCTCACTTCCTGGATTACCACTGCGTCGGTGCGACGGATACCAGCCTTCTGCAAGTCGAGCACGTTGCGAGCCCAGCTTACATGGGTCTTCTTCGACAGATACTCGGGGTCCATGGCAAAGCCGCAGTCGCTCATACCGTTCACATCGAACAGCTCATGGTGAATGGTCAGCACTTCGCCAAAATCGGTGTCCCAACTCTTGAACTTCAAGTTCCACACCTCTACAGTATCCTTCAAGCGGAACTTGTCGCTCTTAATCTTTGAGAACGCACTGAGCATATCGCTGCCGCAGAACAGTATCTTGCGCTTGTTGCCAATGCCTGTGCCTACAAAGAGGTCTTTGGTGATGTCAACAAGGTTCTCGTCGGTTATCACGGCGCATTTCTTCTCGGCATCCCATTCGCCTACCTCGATGTCCTTGCCGGCCATCCACCAGATACCGCCCGTAAACCATGTCAACATTCCTTCCTTGGCAACGTGCTTGATGACATTCTTCACACCGAAGAGATAGGTGTTCTCCATGGCCAAGCGCATATCGTACACACCGTCCTCTTCTATGTCTGAGAAGTTCCAGTTAACCTCCTTGGCGGCAATCTTGTCAAATGTCGACTGCTCAACCTGTATCATGAAGTTCTGGCAATACTGGGTCTCGGGCATCGGGATGTTGTTGAAGCGTCCCGTCTGAACATCAAGTTCACCGCACGCCTTGCCCATTCTCACAAGGGTGGTTCCCTTCGGAATGGCTGGCACGAAGATTGGCTGCTTGCTGGTCGAGTCCATTTCGCCATTTACGGCATACACCGTAGGCATATTAGTGGTGTTGTCCTTGCCGCATACGCAGAGAATGAGGTCTGGAGTGTTGTCGTTGTCGGACTCATATTTCTTGCCCTTGTCGTCATACACTCCCTTTACACCTACTACACGAATAGTGTCGTCCAGCGTGAACATATTCACATCCGACACTGGCAGCGAGATACTTGCGCCGCTGGTCTGCTTGGCTACTACTGCGTTGGTGGTACACTTTATTTCGCGTGTGCCTACACTGTAATACTTTACCTCGAACGAATTGCAGCTTGACGCTTTGGCATAGCGACTTATCTGGTCGATAGGTGTTGCCATTGGGCGTATCTTTACAATACGCTTGTCAACATCGCTCAGATAGAAATTGGGGTCGCCCTCGGCTCGGCCAAATGTCTCTGACGCGATACCTGCGTTGGGGTCACTACCGCCGTCGCCATTGGCTCCGGCCTCTGTCTTTCCTGCATCGGGCAGGTTGCTGGCATCAGCCATAAGCACACCGCTCGATGCTCCTGTCAAGATTGCCAACAGGGTCAGCAATCCGCACGCAAGAAATCCCTTGAGTTTCTTAAATGCTTCTTTCATTTTTGTTTGTTTATTGGTGAATAATAAAAAATTGGTTACTTGTATTTTGTGCGTCGCTCGCCGCCTCGCTCAAATATCGAGCGACTGTCAAAACCGCCTAACGCTCCGAGTTCGGGGGCTTGGCGTGGTGTGCCGCTACCGCCGTTCTTGCCGTCAAGTGATGCGGTGCCGTCACCGCGTCTGCCTTTGCGCAATTTCTCGCTTATCTTGGCGTTCTTGCCTCTCAGTTCGCCCTCCTGTCCAGCCCTGTCCACATCGGCATCGTGATTGATTGCTTTCAAGGCCATACGGATGCTTTCTTCCGAGAACTTGCCGAGGATACCGTCTTTCATAATGGTGATGAGAAATTCCATTGCGGCATCAACCTCCTCATCGCTCATGCCTTCTTCGCTCTGAAGTTTCTCTACTGTGGCACGGGTTTCCTCGATGTTCTTGTTGTACTGCTCCTCGTAGTCTTTCTCTTTAGATACGCTCTCAGCGTATGCCTTGCTTGCTGCGGCAACCTCTTCCTGCTTCTCCGGGTCTTTCAACTCTTCCACGAAATCGTCGCCAAACATCTCTACCAATGCCACTGCCGGGTTCTTGCCCTGCCGCCATTCAGTGAGGAATTTAGCACTGCGAGGGTCGCTTGTAAACAGGTCGGAAAACGACTGCTCACGGTCTTTGTAACCTTGAATTTGGTTGTCGTAATCATCGTAATCGTCATTAATCTGACCGAATAAAGCCTCATCGTCGTCGAATTGCTTGTCGGGGTATTTCCCTTTCATGCGCTCCAACGCCAACTCGCGCTTTGTCTTAACTTCTTTGCTCTCAGTCATATCGTTACTTTTGGTTTGTTGTTATGCTTTTTGTCCGCAAATATAGGGGGATAAGTTCAACTTCAAAGTTTATCTTTTTACAACCGTGCTTGCTAACTTTGTAATAGCCACATCACCCAATTACCCACGGCTTAGAAAGGCTTAGAGAGGCCCAGTAAGGCTTAAATCAAATAATAAGGAAACCAAACTTTGAAGCACAAAGGAGCAAATATGGAATATGCCGAGGAGCGTCTGTCCGACCTCATGCGAACGTATGACGAGTACATCTCTTCATGCGACTATATCCGTATGCCAGAGGTATATGCCTACATCGCCAACGCTCCTGCAGCACGTTTCTATGTTTCCGACAATCGGGCCACTATTGTTGTGTCGGCAATGTTGCAGGGCAAGCAGCACATAAAGATGCGGCCACTAAAGTTTGAGATGTTTCAAGAGATTTGCCGTCGGGTGCTTTCCTTGCGAGAACTGCATCCCGAATGGTCGCTCAAGATGCTGTGTGCCGAGGTGGTGGCACAACCTGCGCCAAAGTTCTACATATCACCGGGCAGTGCAAAGATTATGGTTTGTAAAGGGAGAAGAAAATGGATAAGAGAAAAGTTGAAAAGGTTGCGGCACTTCTCATTGTAGCCGTCATCGTCATATTGGCGGCATTCGCCGTCAACCTCGATAATGCAAGACTTGGCATCCGTGCAGGGTGTGGCATCGCGCCGCGCCTTGTCTATCCATTCCTGCATGTTAGTGTATTTCATGCCGTTCTCAACGGCTGGGCTTTTCTTTCGTTGATATTCGTGTACGACATTACTTACAGAAGGCTGCTCTTGGCATACCTTTTGGCAGTATGTGTACCCGTTGATACGCTATCTTTGTTGTCATCATCTCTCGCTATACCCACGGTAGGGCTGTCGGGCATTATCTATGTTCTCTTTGGCTCTATATCTTTCGAGGTCGTGCGCAAGCGGTATTATCAGATGTGTATGGCTTCATACTTATTCATCGGCTTCTTCCTGCCCGGTACTAATGCACTCCTGCATCTGTGGTGCTATCTCTGCGGCTTCATTGTGGCTCTGCTCAACAAGCCCATTAAACGCCGCACCCTATGAAGAAAGTAGTAGCAAGAAATACCACCACGGCTCAGAAAGGCTCAGACAGTTTTAGTAAGGCTCAGCCCCAAGTCCCCACGGCTCAGAAAGGCTTAGTAAGGCCCAGTGAGGCCCAGTTCCACCAAACACTCTCCATCCTCCAAGAAAACGACCGCCGCAACGATATCGTCTATGCCCACTTCGACCCCATCACGGGCGAAGGCTCTGTAGGCGACCGCACAAAGGTCTTCATTTCCGACTTTCCTATCAAGGGGCATACGCAGTGGCTTCCCGAAAAGCTCATGCACATTCCGCTTGTTAAACAGCTTGTAGAGGCTGGCTCCATTGACAAGTTCCTTTCTGACTATATGGGTGTAGAGCCTAACCCCGACGACCGGCATAAGGTTATCCAGCAGTTTGTCAAGATACGCTGCCGTGAGGACTTTCCCTTTTGGGCGGCTCTATATGTCTATATCAAGAACAAGGGCGGTGGCGAGGATGTGCTCTTCCGGCTCACTCGTCCGCAGCGTCGCTTTGTGGCACGGCTTGAAAAGTTGCGTTTGGCTGGCAAGCCTATTCGCCTTATTCTCTTGAAGGCGCGTCAGTGGGGTGGCTCCACCACATCGCAGCTCTACATGGCATGGTTGCAGCTCCTGCACCGTGTTGGTCTCAACTCGCTTATCATCGCTCACCAAGGTGTCGGTTCTGATGAAATCAAGGATATGTTCGACCGAATGATTAAGGCTTACCCAGTGGATATGCTCTATCGACTCGGTGCTGAGTTCGACGATAACGAACCTAAACTTGTCGGTGTGGGACATTCCGGCTCTATCCACCGTGTGCCGCAGCGCAACTGCAAGATTAAAATTGGCACTGCCGAACGACCCGACTCTTGTCGTGGTGGCGACTACAACCTTGTGCATCTCTCTGAGGTGGGCATCTGGAAAGCCACCGACGGAAAGAAGCCCGAGGACATCGTGCGCTCGGCATGTTCGGGTATTCTTTACCGTCCTTACACCATGATAGTGTATGAGTCCACAGCCAACGGCACTGGCAACTTCTTCCACCGTGAGTATGTGGCGGCGAAGGAGGGCAAGTCGCAGTTCGAGGCTATGTTTGTGTCGTGGTTCGACATCGAGCAGTATTCGCTAAAGTTCGACTCTGAGCAGCAGAAGGCCGACTTTGCCGAATGGCTCTATCTCAACCGCGACAACTCCAATATCCCGTCCGACCGTGAGGAACCCGGCACTTACCTTTGGTGGCTCTGGGAACGAGGCGCAACGTTGGAGGCTATTCACTGGTACATCGCCGAGCGAAAGAAATACAACGACCACGGACAGATGGCTGCTGAGTTCCCGTCCGACGACATCGAGGCTTTCGTACATTCCGGCCAGCGTGTATTCGACAAGTATCGTGTGGAGAAACTCCGCAAAACGTGCCGACCGCCACGCTTCATCGGCGATGTGTATGCCGACGGCGACGAGGGCAAGGCTGCTCTTGCCAACATTCGTTTCTCTGAGGACAGGCAGGGCTTGTTCTGGGTATGGGTAAAGCCCGAGATTTACGACGATGAACGAGTGCTCAACCGCTATCTCGTTGTTGTCGATGTGGGTGGACGCTCCAAGAAAGCCGACTGGTCGGTCATTGTAGTGTTCGACCGTCTGCCAATGCTCGATGGCGAGAAGCCTGTCGTTGTAGCGCAGTGGTATGGCCATATCGACATCGACCTGCTTGCATGGCGAGCAGCACAGATTGCCGCATACTACGACAATGCTTATCTCGTCATTGAGAGCAACACCTTGGAAACACACGACAAGGAGCGTGAGGTCGACGGCGACCAGTCGCAATTCATCCTCAATCAGATTAAGGACATCTATCCCAATCTCTATGCTCGTCGCCAGTCCGAGGAGGACATACGCGAGGGACTGCCACGCAAGTACGGCTTCCATACCAACGTAGCTACAAAGCCAATGATTATCTCCACACTTGTCAAGGTCATTCGTGAGCGTATGTATATCGAACGTGATGAACGCTGCATCAACGAGTACATCAACTATGAACGAAAGCCCAATGGTGCCTTTGGTGCTATTGTCGGCGAACACGACGATCTCCTCATGACGCGTGCCATAGGGCTTCACATCTGCTTCTTTGAAATGGATATGCCACGCTTCGTTCCTCGACACCAGTCGCAACCACGACGCAGAAAGCACGCCGTCACTGCCGCTACCATATAGTATAATAAGTATAGCAGTGTCCCCACGGCTTAGAAAGGCTTAAACAGCCGCGCAAGTCACCACGGCTCAAAAAGGCTTAAAGAGGCCCAGTAAGGCTTAGAAAAATTGTATTATTCACCAATAAAAACAAACAGTTATGTTAAACGCATTTCAGATGCTCCGCTCTTACCTCCGCTTGCGTGAGGCTATCAAGAAAGCGGACAAGGCTCATGCCAAGGACGGCGAACGTTATTATGTCATGCCAGCCGCCAAGAGTAACAATCTTATTATCATGGACCGTTTCAACTTTCGCAAACTCAAGCAGAAGGGTTACATCACACCTAAGGCGCACGTTCGCGACCTTGTTGCCGAGTGCTTCTACTGCACTCCTTACCGTAACGGCGACGGCAAGATGCCTGTAAGCATCAGAAAACTCAAAGTGAAATCCTACTTTTGTTGGGTCGAGGCACAGCGTAAGCTCGCCAAAGCTAAAAGACGCAAAGCAAAGGAGGAAGCTAAGAATGAATAGTCGCTATGGCAACATCGACGGTGTGATGACGCTTACCAATAACCCTCTTGCCATTGACAACGCCAAAGGTACAATAGGCCGTCACGCCAAAGACAGCAAAGAACATCCCCAACGGCTTAGAAAGGCCCAGTAAGGCTTAGAAATCATCAATCAAAAAGAGCGAACAGGAAATATTCTCCCTGTTCGCTCTTTTTCTTTTATGCTGCTTGCTGTCCCTGCCCCATATACTGTTGCAAGTACTGCATCGCCTTCGGATTGGCTGTCTGTTGCACTTGTTGTTGCAACTGCGGCGACATTCCTTCTGGCACACCGCCTTGCTCTATCTGCTGCTTCTGCGACTTGATGCTCTGCAGAAGCTCGTCGGCAAACGGAAAATCGCCATGCTCCAACAGTTGCTCCACGCTGATAGCCTGTGCTTGCCATAGTTGCATCAGTATGTCGTTGCTCAGCTGACGGTAGGCTGGGGTCGTGGTGCTTTCCGTAATGCTGAGGTCAAACTCTACATCGCGTATCTTCTTCGGGTCGTAGATTATCTGTGCGCCACTCTTTCCGGCTATGTTGAATACGCGTTTGCTGTCATAGAATTGCTGCATGTTCTTCACATCCTTGTAAGCTCCGTCCTTCACAAAGTAACTGAATGCTTCCAATAGATCAAGCAACGAGGTTGTGGCATTCTGTGTCTGCTGGTTGTATAGGGCTGCACTCGTACCACTGTAGCCGGGCTTACCCTGCAACGCTCCGTTCACACCGCTGATGTCCTCAAAGAATTTCAACTGTAGGTTCAACAGCTCGCCAATGCCTATGTTCGTTGCGTTGGCGGCTATCTGGGTCGGCATCTGACCGCTCTTGCTCGGTTCAAACACTATCACGCCATTCACCTCCGACCACTGCTCGGCTATGTCATCAATGCTTGTTTCGCCAAGACAGTCGCGAGGAATAAGCAGCACTCCTTTGGCTGTGGCTCTTATCACCCAATCGTATAGCGTTATCAGTCGGTTGGTATATCGCTGCTGGTCTATCACGTCGGCTACAAATGAGTGTATCTCGCCGTCGATGAATGGGTATGCCTTGAACACGTAGGGGTGGCTTTCATGCTCAAAGGGGGTCTCGCCCTCTTTCAGTATGTCGCCAAACGGACTGAGGTAGTAAAAATACCAATAGTCGTCCATGAACCACTCGGCTCTTATCAGCGGTATTTCTTCTTCCGGCATTCCAGCCTCCAGTCCTACGCGCCTACGTTCCTCGTTCACCTCGCCAACCTCCATGCGATAGTCCTCTTCGTCTATCTTGAATACATCACCATTCTGTGGGTCATGGCACCTGTATCTCGGCTTCTGCTCCTTTCGCCATACCTCTATCACGCGGCAACGCCCTGGCTCACTCGTAAACAGAAAGTCGTAGTTGTCGAGCTTGCTGTAGCCGAAGCTGGCGGCGGTGCTGGCTATGTAGTCCTTGCGTGCCGCATACTTGTATATGTCCCTAAGCCGTCGGTAGTCGGCAGGGCTGTGGGCAAACTGCTCGCACAACTGACCGAACGAGATGTCATGCACCTCGCCAAGCATGCTCACGTCCCAACCTCTGAAATCTCTCATGTTGTTGTCGATGAAGAAATTGTTGGGCTGCACATAGTCCGTCCAACAGTCTTCCTTGCCGTTACGCCAACCATAGCTCTTGCGATGCACAATGAAACCGCTTATCAAGAACTCTTCCATTGTCCTCGCATACACCTCGCTCATGCGGTTCAGTTGCATATTGCATTGCAGTATGGTGCTCATCGTTTCGCCAAGTTTCTGCTCGTCACGGTCGCGTGCCGTGCAAGTGGGTTCTTTCGACTGAGAACGATATACACCTATTACGTTTCGCACAAGACGGCGTATCAAGTTGTTCTTCAACGGCACGTTGCCTTGTCGCTTGATATACTCCTCTTCGGTAATGGTCTTCTTGCAGCCGTTCTCTTCTATCTCGATAAGGTCGTCCCACTGGTTGCCGTAGCAGTAACGCTTGTTGCGCTGGCGGTCTTTTCTGAACTCGTCCATACGACTCCAGTAATACTGAGCCTCCATCAGAATGTCAAAAGCTCGACGGCTGCCGTAGCTCTCGCGCATATACTGCACGCTGTCCATCTCGCTGCGCTCATCCGGCTTCTGCGTGATGTGGCTCATGCGAAACAGTTTCTTGCTCTTCTTCCTGTTGTTTATGTCTGTCGTTATCATTGATGCTCTTTTTATGGTGTGGTGGCAAAAAACAATATCTGCAAAGATACTTATCTTCACCACCACACCGGGTTTAACTATTTACGCTTGCGTGTCTTGTTCACCTCTTCTACGAGGTCTTTCTTTATCTCGTTGAGGTCGGCTTCAAGTTGCTTGCGCTCTGCATCACTCATAGGCTCTTTCAGCTCCTTGTTTATTGCGTCAATGTCTGGTGCATAGTCCTCGAATATTTCCAAACGACGATATTCTGGCGAGTTATATAGCCAGTCAATCTTCTCTGCATAGTCAAACACACCATTGTCAGTGTCGTCCTCATAGTGTTTCAGACGCGCTTTCAACTTGTCATGCTCTTCTTTCAGACGGAAATACTCGTTGTTGATAGCCCGGTTCTCCGTACGCTCGTCGCCATTCTTCACCAGTCGGTTCAGTATAAGGAAACTGCGTGGGTCGTACTCTCTATCACCCAGTATTGTCTCGCCAGTCTTTGTCAACTTGTCAATAGTGGTTGACACACCACCAAAATAGCCGTTCAGCAGATACTCCACCTTTGCAGGGTTGATGTCAACAAGCCCCTTTGTATAGGCATCGCCACCGCTGATGTCGTTCAGTGTCTTCGACAGCCCGACAAGATATTTGTTGGCACTCTTGTATGCCTTTGTCCATTCGGGCATATCTTGATTGTAGGGTGTGTCCTTATACAGCGGCATCCCTGTCCAACCCTTGTTGGTCATAACCTCTGCATATGGTTTTACGGCACTCGGCACAAAGGCTTTGAAACTGCCGCCACCCTCCATAAAGTCAATAGGCAGCATTTGACTCATTTGCCCTGCTATCTGGTTGGCTATCTCACCTCCAGTATAGTGTTCCTTTCCACTGATTACACTTGTCATAAGCTCGCCCATGCCGTACATAGAGCGGTATTCTACAGGCAACGGAATGCTAATCCACTGCTCTTTCATCCACGGCATACGGAACACGATGTTGCTGCGTCGTACATATTCCGGCAGATTGTAATAGCTGTTCTTGTCATCGTCATCATCGTCATCGTCGCCATCACCACCGCCAAAGCCAGCCGTCAGCACTCCAAGCAGGAACATTGCCGCCATTCCTACCAAGGCTTTCTTCGGGTGTTGCATGGTCTGCCGTCCAAAGTTGGTAGCGCCTTGCAGGGCTGCGTTCCAGAACACATAACCGCTGCGTCCCAAACCAGATACGAAAGCGGCAATATTGCCAGTCTTTGTCTGACCAACGGCTCCCATGAATTTTGCGCCACTGCCTTTCTTGTTGAAATTCACACTTATTTCCTTTGCATCATAGATACTTCGGTCTATCGAGCGTTTCATCTGACGCGAGGTCATAAAGGCGGCAAAGCGAGCACAGTTCTCAACGGCTCGGTTGTATTCGTCGAAGCGTTCGCCCAGCAAGTCCCATGCTTTTCTGATAGGTAGCTTGCCGTTGTATTTCTTCAACTCGCGCTTGATGTCGTTCTTGCGCTGCTCTATGTCGCGGATGTTGGCATAGCCAGTCTCGCCTCCGTTCAACATAAACTGGTGGAACATCTTTTCCACCTCGTCGTTCATGTCGAGAGTGCCGTTGCGCAGTTTACCAAACAACATCTTCATCTTGGCTGGGTTCACTTTGCCAAAGTTCTTGTGAAAGCGAATGGCATAGTTGGGACTTTCCTTCACCCATACCATAGTGTTGGCATAGAGTGCATCGCGCATAAAGTTTGACACCACAAAGTCGGGGTTGCGTGTGGTGTAGAAAGCACTCAGATGTCGGTTCAGCACCTCTCCTGCATGGAGTATGGCACCAATGGCTCCCGATGTGTCATTGTCTGGATTGGTCTGGCCGTTCAGTGCTTGTGCTGCTCTCGGGTTGCCGTTGATGGTGAGAAGATAGTCTTTGCCGCCACGCTTCACAAGCACTTGGTGCTGTCTGAGGTCTCTGCTTTCAACTACTCTATATGGAATGGCAGGGTTCTCTTTCTGCTTCTTCCATTTGTCCGGCTCCTGTGCGGCAAGCTGCTCCATTGCGGCCTCAAAGTCCTGCATCTTGCGCTCCACCTCGGCAGGGCTGTCTGTCTCTTCCAAACGCTCCGTCCCTGCCACATCGCCCGTATTTACAGGCTTCCACTCGTCGGCGGCATCGTCGTAGCGCAGCCACAGGTCACTCACGCTTACGAGGTCGCTCGGGTGGTTCAGCACAAAGTTCAAGAACTTCTGCTTCACCAACACGTTTCTGTTGCCCTGCATGATTGCACTCTCTGCCATACTCTCCATATTTGCAAATGGGTCGTCGGCCTTGCTCTTGCGTCCCTTGGCAGTCTTTATAGGTGCATTGAATGCGCTGTGTTTGTCCTGCAAGTAAGCATATGCCTCATCGCTTGTTTTATCGTCAAAGCCGCGCAGAGGAATGTAGTGCTTGTACATCGTGCGTATATCGTCGTATGTAGTCTTGCTTATCAGTCCGCTCTCGTAGGTCTTGCTCAGTGTGGCACTCGTCACATCATTCACTCTGCCCCACAAGTCTGCCGTGTCATGGTTGCTCTCGTAGTCGCTCACCATACGCTGTGCTTCTGCTTCCGCATCCACAACATTGTTCATACCAGTCAATGCCGTAAGGCCAGAAAAATCGCGCTCCTCAATTGCAGAAAGCTTGTCGCCAAGCTTTACCTCTACTGCGTTTTCCCATGCGTCCATGGCAGCGTCGTATGCGACCATCTTAATATCATAGTCGTCATCGTCTGGATTGGGTTCCTTGGGCTTTTCTTTACCCATTTTCTCCTCTATGAGCTTTTCTTTAGCTCGCTCTCGCATCACCTCGTTGCGCTCCAGTCCGTGCTTCGCCATCATGTAGTCGGTCAGCTCCGCACGCTCGCCTGCCGTCTTGGCAAGTTTCGCCACCTCTTCAAGCAGCGGCTTGAACAGCGTACGGGCAAAGGCAGTACACTCAGCCTGGTTCACCGATGACAGGCGGTTCTCGCCAAGGTAGGCGTTCTCATATCCTGCCACATCCTCGATGTACTGCTTCTTGCCCTCTGCACCTAATATTGCGTCCATGGCTTCTTTCAGTCCGAGCATACTGTCCTGCATGGCCTCCTGCATCTGGTACATTCCACGGCTCACACGCTCCTCATACCTGTTGCGTGCCTGTGCTTTCTCGTAGTCCACACTGTTACCATCGCGGAACATATCTTCCTCGCTGGCCTTGTCCATAGGCAGTTCTTCTCTCTCGGCAAAGTTGCCCACCTTCAAGTCCAACTGCTTGCTCATGTCAGCGGCTTCGCCCAATATGCTGCGGTATCTGCCCGGTTCTTTGAGGTTCTCGTAGCTGCGCCAAAGTATGTAGCGAAGCTCGTTGTCCGAGAGTTCGGGACCGTCATACTCGCCAAAGCCTATCTTGTGCAGCATGTCAAGGAACGCCCTCTTCACGAACGACCACCAGCCATAGAAGCCCCTGCCTTTGTTCATGCCCTCAAAGTCGGTGTCTTCAGCAAGGCTCGCCAAATATTCCTCGGTGGCTTTTCTAAAGTCCCAGTCGTTCTTTCTGGCAAGCTCGGCTATCTGCTTCCGTATGGGCAGTTCGGCATGACTGTACACATTGTCGAGGAACGTGTCAAACTGCTCGCCAAACAACTCTCGCAGTCCGTAGTGTGCCACGGCTTCATGCAGCAGTGTCTGCTCCACATCGGCCATTGATGCATGATTGGGTATCACGATGGTTATCTTGCCGCTCCGCTTGTTGTAGAAGCCCTTGGCACGCTTGCGCCGTCCCTCCAGCATGGAGGCATCGGTCACCACCTCTACATTATTAAGGTGCAGCGTGCCGACAAGTTCCTCTACACGGCTCGCCATGCGCTCACGTTCGCGCGCCGCAAACTCGCCCTGCTGACGCTTGCTCCAGCGGTTTCTGCCAAGCATCTTGCTCATGGGGTCGTTAGCCCACGACAACTCTTCGTCGCTGTAGGCTCCCTCGCCCTCACGCTTTAGCCACTTGCCGCCGAGTTCCTCATTCAGCTCATTTATGGCAGCATCATCCATGTAGCTTGCTCCCTTGTAGGCTTTGCGCTTCTCAGCATCGCTTTTCTCGTCCCATGCTGTCTGCACATTGCCGTTCTTGTCGGTCTTCTCCTTTGTGTACTGGCCATACTCAAACTTGAAGTCGCGTTTCTCCAGTTCCTTGCGCAGTTCGGGGTGGAAAGAGTCTATCGGCAAGGTCAGCCGCTCACCATTCTTCGCCTCGGCAGCTTCCAATATAGAAGCCACATGGTCGGCTACCTCCGCGTAGGGCACGATGCGCTTCACCTTGCTCCAGCGGCTTAGCATCACCTTTCTTCCCATGTCGCTCGGCAACTGTCCTGCCACTGGGCCAGCTTTCCATTCTGCTATGCCTACAGGGTCTTTGGCACGCTCTGCACGATAGCCCGATGTAAGCTCGCTCTTGGGTATCTCCACTTCCACCACAACAATGTTCGGACGCTTGTAGGCTGAGGTGAACTGGTCGTTGAGCATCATAAGCGAACTGTGGATATATGGGTTATATGCCGCCCACAGGCTTGTGCCGTCGCCCTTTACGAGGTGGAACTGTAATGTGCCTCGTCCTCCCTCGCTCTCTTTGTGGTACCTCAACTTGCCTTTTATTATCTCCACATCGCCTTTCTTCTTCGAGTTGTCCAGCTTCTCCATAGCGGCCTTTTGCTCTGGGGTAAAGTCGAACACCGTTTCTTCGGCTTCTGTCCATGCGCCAACAGGGTTGTCTGCCGTCAGCTTGCCGTCCACCTTTGCAGCCATGGGCGAATAGAGCCGTCCGTCTATCACCTGCATCGCACGGTAGGCTGTCATCTTCGGCTCACTGTCAAGACGCTCTATTGTCGCCTCGTCGTCCACGATGCGGTACATATCCTCGTCGGCATCATCATCTTCTTCGTCGGTATATTCCACATCATTAGCCTCTGCCACGTCCTTGTCCATTTCGGCATATTTCTTCTCCTTTTCCTCCATTTCATGCTTCATGGCCTCGGAGTACTCGATATACTGACGCTTGGCTTCCTCCAACTCTTTCTCATACTCGAATGTCTTCCCCTCACGCTGCCGTATCTGTTCCAGCTCACTCTGGTTATGCTTCATGCTGCGTGTGGCTGCATCATACTGCTCGGCAAAGTCCTTGCCTGTAATCACATTCTCCGTGATGTCCTCAATGGCATTTCTGAGCAACGACTGCTTCACAGGCACATTCTCCAGTGCGAGTTCCTGGCATGAGTAGGTCATCTTGCGGTGTACCTCGGCAAAGAGTTGTCCGCCGCCGCTGCTCATCTCACGCTGCATTTCCGTTTTCACCGTGAAATCGTAGCCGCCCATTGATAGGGTGAGTGTGTGGGTGCGTGTCTCGTCCTTCGGGTTGTCCTTCATTGCCTTAACCTCGTCAAGTATCTTCTTGTTGTGTTCCTTGATGAAGTCGGCCATTGCATCTACCGATGCAAACTCTTTCTTGCCTACCTTGATGCTACCTGCCTTGCCGTCGGGGAATGCGGTCTGCACGGCAAACAGATGCTTATTCGCTTTCTCGGCACGCTCCTTGTCGGCCTTTATCTTGCCCTCCAGTCGTGGCTTGGCATTGTGAATGTAGGTCTGGTCTGCTTCCCACTGCTTCCGACGGCTCTCATACTTGCGCACGTTCTTCTCTGCGTTGTTTTTCAACATTGCATACTCGCTGCCCGAGAGCTGCGCCACAGTATCGCCAAATACATCCTCATCCTCTTCCAACACGCGGTTGTTCATGCTGTCTTGCATCAGTTCCTTACCGTTCATCACACTGTCGGCAATGGCTCCCTTGGTCTTTAGTCGCTGGTAGGCGGTCACATCAAGACTGTCCTCCACGCCGAAGCGCAGCACACGCACTGGCTTGCCCATTTCCTTGTGCAAGTTGCCCTGTCGCAGGATGCGCCCGTTGCGCTGTGTATAGTCCATAGGACGGTTGGGCGCATCAAGGTGGATGAGGGTATGCAGACGCTCCTGTATGTTCACGCCTGTGCCAAGAGTGAATGTAGAGCCGAGTATCACTCTCACCTCACCACGGTTCACCTTGTCGAAGATGTCGAGTTTCTTCTTCACGGTCATGCCGCTTTTCATCACCACAATCTCATTTGCCGGGACTCCTTGCTCTATCAGCTTCTGCCGTATGTCTTCATACAGGTTGAAGCCGCTATGTTTGTTTTGGTAGTTGTCGGCGAATATGGCAACTGTGCCTTTATAGCTCTCCGTCTCTTTCAATGAGCGCAGTGTCTGGCGCACGGCCTCGTTGGTCTTGCTATTCCCATCGTCCTCGGCATCACTCTGCACAAGACGAGCATCAACGGCTGCGGCCTTGGCTATGCCGTACATGGTGAGCGGTATATGGCTATTCTCTTTTTTCTCCTTACCACTCATCTTGTCGTATTCATCAAGCTGATGCTTCACATATTTCATAATGCTACGCAGGGCGCGTGTCTGTGGCAGATAGAGGTCTTGTGCCTTGCCACCCTCCAGCTCGGGTATTTTCTCTTTTACGCCTCCTGCCTCGCGGGTCAGCACGGTGTCGCTCACACTCGACCAAATGCGCACCAACTCTGGCAGATTAACATATCCGGCAAAGCGGTTGTTTTCCTTGAACTTACCGCTTGTCGTGAACTCCAACATCTGCTGTATGTTTCCGAAATTGCGCACGAAATCGTCAAAGTAGTAGATGCCGTATTCTTCCATTGTGTCATTGGGCATGAGGTAGCGCATGAAAGTCCATATCTCTGCCGCCGTGTTGCTGATAGGTGTGCCAGTGGCGAACACCACGTTGCGTCCATGGTTCTTTTCCAGTACGGCTTGCGTTTTTAGGTACACTCCCTGCGATTTCTTGCTGTACGACGAGTCGACACCTTTCACTCCGCGCTGCATGGCGGTGGCAAAGCCAAGGGGCTTGTATTCGTGTGCCTCATCGATGAGGAGTGCGTCAATGCCCATGTCGTCGAAATTGTCCACATCGTCAGTGCGGCGGTCGAGCATCTCCTGCGCTTTCACCGTTGCGTTCTGCCGGGCCACGGCTTTCTTCTTCTCGTCGTTAGCGTTGCGCTTCTTCGATGCCTTGTCCGATAGGGTGGCAAGCTGGTTGTTGAGGTCATTCAGCTCTCGTTCTGCCTGTCGCAGTATCATACTGTTGCCTTTCTTGTCGGTTTCGCGCATCTTCTCCAGCACCATCTCCTTTTCGTGTATCTTGTCCTGCACGAAAGCCATCTCGCGCTCTTCGCTGTCGGGAATGAACTCAAATGTACTCTGAGGCACCACTATCATGTCCCAATCGTTGTACTTTATCTTCGCATAGAAATTCTTGCGACCCTCCGCATTGCGGTCAGCATCTTCAAGTGTCAGTATCTTGGCATTTGGATAGAGTTCCTTTGCCGATGCCACAAACTGACCTACGGTTGCGTTTTGCACCACAATCATAGGTTTGTGTGCCGTACCAAGGCGGCGCATCTCCATTGCGGTGGAGATAAGTGTGAAAGTCTTGCCTGTACCTACCTCATGGGCAAGCAGCAGCGGTTGCATGGTGCCACGCACAATGGCACGGCCTTGGTGGGGGCGCATCTTGAATTTGTGTGACGCTCCTCCGAAATATTCCGGCACAAAGTCATCGGGGATGCGCATAGGCACATAGTTGTTGAACGTGTCGTTATACACACGCTCCATTCTCTGAGACATCTCTGCATCGCTCTGCATCTTCTGTCTTGCCCATTCCTTGAAATCTTGGCGTATTTCGTCTATCTTGGCGGCACATGCCTGTGTCGCCTCACGGTCGGTAATGGTTTCTGTCGTGCCGTCCCATTTCTTCTGGGTTTGCGATACAGTGATGGTGCGGTTCTGTATGGCAGCTTCAATGAGTGCATGACCGAATACAGTGCGGTGTAGCATCTCGCTTGTTACACCCATTGCACGGTTCTTCTCCATATTGAGACCATATTCCGGGGCATTCATAAACCATGTGCCGCCTACTGCTGTGAAGTGTACATCCACATCGGTCCTGTCTTTCACATATTCGTCATACAGTTTCGAGTCTATCCACGACGAGCCGAGAGTGAAATCTATCAAGTGCGACGGTATGTCCATTGGCTTTACATCTTCCAATGCCTTGATGTTCTTGTCGTATCTGACACCCTCATTGTTCTCGCGTGCAAGGCGCAATTTCTCACGCACGTTACCACTCAGATACTGGTACGACACTTCCATCTGACGACTGGCAGGGTCTTCAAAGCCCAGTCCGCTATCAATGATTTCTTGCTTCACATCCTCCTCGCTCATGCCGAGCTGAGAGGCGATATATGGCACATCAATGCGTCCGCTCTGGAACATGCTCACCACAACGCCGTCCTTCACGTTCTCCGGGTGCGGTTCCTGTTCTTTCTCTACCACACGACCGTTCATCACATCGGCTTTGCCAAATGTCTGCACAAGGTTGCCGTTCTTGTCGCCACGTTCTTCAAAGGTTTCTACGGAGGCCACGTTTGCATAGTCCACATCATGACGCAGCCATGCCAACTGACCATTCTTGTTGAAATGGCCGTATGTCTTCACAAAGTCATCGTATGCTTTGTTCAGTTTGTCGAGCAACGGCTGCAATCCCTCGTCGCCCTCATTCTCTCTCTGGTAGGCAAGCACATCATTCAATGCCGTCTTGATTTCCGAATACGACTGGAAGCACTCAGCCTTGGTATGCTTCTTTATCTTCTTGTATTGGAAACGCTTTATAAGCTCTTCCTCACTTGCATTTTCCCCAGTCTTGGGCTTTGACATTACAGGCACTGCTTCGCCGTATTGTGCCAGACAGATACGGCCGTTCTTGTCAACCACCATGCTGCCCTCTTTCACATCCTTGCCGAGCTTGTCATACACCATGCTGTTTACCTCGTCTGCTGACGGCGCAGTGCTTTTCTCCGCTCCCTCTTCTTTTGAGAGTGACAGCACAAAGCTCTCAAGCATCTGCTTCTGTTCCTTGCCGCTCATAGGATAGAGTCCCTTGCTCGTCGGACGGTAGGTGTCGCCTTTCTCAAATCCGAAGTGCATTTCTCCTGCCATGTTTTCCGGGTGTTCAATGAAGTACTTGTTGTAGTCCATTGAGAGTTGTTTCACCACCGGCACCTCCTTGCCTTTTACCTTGCGTGTCTCGCCAGTATCATATTCTGCCATGCGTTCACCGCTTATAGTGCTTACATCTATGGCATTAGGCGAGGGCTGACCGTTCACACGCTTGCGTATCACGATGATGTCCGAGGTTACAGGTGTGCCGCCGAATGTCTTGTTGTTCATGCGGAACGCTCCAACAAAGTCGGCACCACCTTCATTTGTCACCCACTCGTGCAGTTTCTTGCTGCTGTCGAGTGTGCCGTTGGAGGTGATGAAGATGCCCAGTCCGCCCTCACGTAGCTTGCGCACGTTCTTGGCTATACAGAAGTCCTGTATGTAGAATTTCTTGGCAAGGTCGCTGTCGCCAGTCGTGTCTTTCACACGCATGCCAGCCACAAACGGCACATTGGTAATAGCCAAGTCCACGCTTCCGTTGGGGATGCGTGTCTGCTCAAAGCCCTGTATCTCTACCTTTGCGTCTGGGTAGAGCAGCGAGAGGATGCCGCCCGATGTGCCGTCTATCTCCACAGCGTGTATGTCGCTACGTTCGCTGACGGCTGTCGGCATCTGTCCCAAGATGTTGCCTATTCCTGCCGAGCCTTCAAGTATGCGTCCGCCCTTAAAGCCCAGTTGCGCGGCAATATCCCAAAGGGTGTCAACAACGTATGCCGGGGTGTAGTAGGCACTGTTGGCACTCAGCACGGCCTGTTCGTAGGCTTCATTGCCAAGCAACTCACGTATCTTCTGGTTGCGCTCCCTGCGTTTCCAGTCGTAGCCGCCGTCACCAAAAGCTGCACCAAGACCGCCCCAGCCGCTGAAACGGCGCAACACGGCCATTTGTTCGGGAGTAGCTATCTCGCCACTTTCGAGTAATTCGTGTGCCAACTCAATAGCCTTGATGTTGGCATCTATGCGTGCGTCAACCGATTTTGGGGCAAACTCCTCGCCACGCTCCGCATGGTTGTTGCGTGTATTGCGCTTCTCCTTTACGGCATTTGCAGGTCGAGGCTGCACAGTCCTATCTGTCCCAGTGCCTTTTCTCGCTCCTGTTCCGTCAACTGCTTCACGTCCTTTTTCTGACGCTTTGCTTCCGCTTTCAGTGCGCTCTGAAAGTCCTTCTCCGTGTCCACTACGGTCGGCTTGCACTGCTTCGGTGCGTACAGCATCATCATCTCGTTGTAATCCATTGTCATTTTCGTTTGTTATAGGTTCGTCAAATAGGCTCCGCTGTTCTGTTTGCGGAGTCTTTGTCTTTCTCTTCTTGTCAATTCTACGCTTGGCCTCGGCAAGGGCGGCATTATCCGTCATGCTGCCGTTGCCATGAAGCGCAGACTTAGCTTTTTCCTTGGCAAGCTTTGGCAAGTCTGTCGCGTCAATTTTTGCTTCTTCGCGCCTGTTAATCTCTGCCTTGATGTGGCTACCCATAATCTTGTCATCGCCATACTCCTTGTCAAGTTCTGCCAACTTACCGTCTGAAATCTTTGGCAACAGGTATGTGAAATTGTCTATCTTCGATTTCATGGAGTTATCGGTCATGCCGGGATTGAGAATGTCAACCACATGAAGGTGGATTGCATCATCTTCGGGCAATGCGGCTACAGCGTCCTCGTTGATGCCGTTGTCGTAGAAATTATCCGCTGCTTCCTTGGCTGGATTTGACGTTTTCAGTTTCTTCGCTGCCTCATTGCGCTTTTCTTTGAGCTTCTTTGTGGCTGTTTTGGCTTGCTTCTCTGCTTCATGCTCTGCCACAACTTGTTCCGCAGTGGCAAGCGCATCTGGCGTAGCCTTGTCAAAATTGGCAACATCAAAGGTACGCACCTCGTCGTATGGAGTCATTTCTGCTGCCAAGCCATTGTCGCCAACCTCTGGCATATCCCTGGCACCATTGTAGAAGGCTTTGAGATAGGGGCGTATTACATCGCCCATGTCCTCAACCATAACTTTTGCAAAGTCGGCAAATTTCTTTATGCCACGGTCAATGTGTCCAGCTGCCAACTCCATGCCGATAGCAAGTATCTCTGGGTCAATGCCCATGTTCAACTGACCGCCGAGCTTCTGGCGAAGACGCTTTTTCAACTCTTCCATACGTTCATCTCTCACCAGCCCAAACTGGCCACTGTTTTTCGGCTTTTCTTTCTCCTTGCTCTTCGGCTTCTTGACCGTACGCTTTTTCTCTTCCTCCTTGGCTATGCGCTCCGCCTTTTGGAAAATGTCCTCGTTCACCCGTTCACGCACAAGCTTCTCTATCTTGCGGTAAAGCTCATTGTTGTCAAAGGCTTTTAGCACTCCGTTGGAAAGGTTGCGCTCTGTGTCGCCGATAATGATAGCCTGTGCCTTTTCATACACAAGATTTTCAAATGCAGGATTGTTCGGGCTGTTTTTCAGTGTCCCTACAACAACCTTGTCTTTCGAAAGCGTGTCAACAATGTCCGATATGGTTTGCTCCACGGCCTTGCCAATCTCTTTCTGCTTCTCGTCAGCCTCCTGCAAGTCGGAAACCGACAGCGGTGCAGCATCGGCAAGCTGCTCGCCATTCTCTGCCACGGCTTCTGCTAACTTGCGTGCGTCCTCCTCCGAGCGCATGAGAAAACCACCCTGCGCCCTGTCATACCAGCCTTTCATCTCCTTGGCCATGGCAGCTGCCGCACGCTGCTGCTCCTTGCTGAGTTCATTGGCGAACTTTACAAGCTGCATATCAAGCACCTTTCCGCGCTTGGTAGTGTATTGTGCTGGGGCTATGGTGTAGGCTCCAGTCTTGACGGTAGTATCTGTATCTTTCTTCACCGACGAATACTCACCGAACGGCTTGGTCTTTCTGTGGCTGCTTGCAATCCACTTTTCAAAGTCCTCGAGGTTCACTGCAGTCACATCAATCCGTCGCCCATTCTCCCAACCTTTTTCGTAGTTGGCAAGATAGTCGCTCTTCGCCTCGTCCATGTCGTTGAAGCCGAGCATCACCTTGTGCTCGTCAAATGTGCCGTCGGGGTTGTACTGGTCAACGACATACACCTTGTGTCCGTTCCAGCCGTCAATGTCGGTGGAGAGGAACACATCTATGTGGTCGCCGTCCACTCCCTCTGTGCCACGGAAATAGCCGTAGGTGTTGTGCATCTTGCTTTCCCACTGCTTGCCGTTGGCATCGGTGCCACGGCGGATGCTGCCCTCGGGCTGCTCAATGGTGATGTCAAACGTTCCCACCTGCACATGGCCTTTCTTGTAGTTGCCAGCCTCTTTCTGTGCTTCGGTGGGTTCGGTGTTCACCTCCTCGGAGGCGGCTGCTATCTTGGAAGATAGGCTATCTTCTTCTCTCCCAGTATTTTTTTCATTATTTGTTTGTAACTCTCGATGATTGTTTGTAACTTTGTCGGCAGAAGAAAATCCCTGCCCTTTTTCATGGGAGGTTGTCACAGAAACATCTGCAGGGTGGTGTTCGGTCTGTGCGCCACCGTCAAATCGGTATAGCAACTTCCCGTTTTTCAATGCTTCCTTAACACGTTTGACACGGTCGTAATGGCTACTAACACTCACTTCGAGGCCGTCTTTCTTTACGGTTACAGACTTGAAATAATATATTTTTTTGCCGTCCTTACCGACAAATGTCTTAACAAACAATAAAGAGCTGCTTCTTTCCGTATTACCATCATTCGACTCTGACGGAACTTCTATTATCACTTGCGGATTTTCAAGTGTAGGCTTAATCATGCCAAATTGCTCACTGCGTCCTTTTTCAAACAACTTCGCAATTTGGTTTACACCCATCTTTACTTGTCCAATAGGAGTTCTCACTGTACCTTCCTCACCAAACTGGCTTACCCAATTTGACGGGTTGAGTTCCAACTGTGGCATTTCTGCGGCGTTGGCTTCCATTTGAGACAGCAAGCCGTCAGTCTCTTTTTCGCCAAGACCTACATGTACTTCTTGAACTCCCTCATCACGCTGCTCTTGTAGTCCTCTATTTCCTTGCGAGTTTTCGCTTCGTCCACTATTGCTTTCAGTTCCTCCCTCACGCTCGGCAGTCCTGCTTCCGCTCTCGCCTCGTCCGTCTGCCGAAGCATCTCCTCGGCTTCTTTGTTTCCTCTGTTGGCTTGCTGCACTATTGCCAGCCAGTACATTGTTTCTTTGTTGTCCATTGTAGTCGATGTTTAATGCCTCCTTTATCGCTTCTACGAGCGTGCGAGGCGTGTTGTCTAATGTGTCTTGATTGAAAAGGTTTGCTTCCTGCGTACCCTGTATGAGGTCAAACATCTGGTTGAACGTGCCTTGGATAAGGCTCTGTGTCTGTACCCGGTACATGGCGGCAAGCTGCAATGCAAAGTTACTGTATTTTTCCGTAGGAAGGTACGACTCGCCCGTGGCATCGTCAAACTGATACTGACGCTGCCACATCATAACGGCCATCTGTGCCTCCTTCATATTCTTCGCACCAGCAAAGCTGTCGTTCTGCATAAGCTCGTTGTAAGCCATGATGCTTGCCTGCACCTCTGGCACCATGCGCTCCGCCGCCGGACTGTCATAGTCGCGGTACATCGTGGCGAGTATGGCACGCTGCGCCTTGGCTGGCAGAGTATTGAATACCTCTTCCAACCGCTCGTTGCCGTTTTGGAATATGCTTTGGTACATGATGCCCTTCAAGTCGTTGGCTGCTTCTGCAGTAAGGTTGCCTTTGCTGTCAAACGCGCTCTTGTACTGGGTAGGGGTGATGTAGCCCTTTTGGTTCATCCATTTCAGTACGGTGTCGCCGTTCTTGTCAACGAGCTGCGAGAAACTTGCCTCATCGTCCGATGAAGAGAGTAGCACACTTGCAAAGTGCTTCATGTCGGTTCCCATTTTCACTACGGCATTTTTCGCCTTGATGCGCTCTGTGCCGCCGCTCTCAGTGTCTTTCACATCATACTGCCCAAGTTCGATAGCCTTTGCATCGTCCACATCTACAATGTTGGCCAATACAGGCTGCTTCATCTGTGCTATGTCATCAGCGTTAAGTCCGAACTCCCCGGCATGGTCCATTAGGTACTGCTTGTACTTTGCGGCTTGGTCGGCATGGCTCTTCCACATACGCTTCAATGCTGCCGTGCGGTTGTTGCCCTGTATCGTCTCGCCACGTGCGTTCAGAGTCGGAGCACCAGTATAGGCGGTGACGCTCGATGTTATCTCCTCGGGGTTCATGTTGGCTGCGATGTCCTCCGATGAAGCCACGCTCGCATCGTCGGTGCGCTTCTTCGGCTGCGCCTCGGGTATGAAGTGCAGTACGTTGGGCTGACCATTATAGTGGCTCGGCTGCATGACCGCTGCTTCCACAACAGCCACACGACCTTTCTGCTTCACCTTGTCGGTAAATTTCACCTCTACCTCTTTACCCACTGCAATGGGCGCAGTCTTGACACCTGCTTCACCCTCCTCACCCAAAGGCGTAGAAAGACCCAGATAGGCTTCAGAAGGCTTATATTCACTGTCCACCAACGGCTGCTGGCGGTCAAACTTGCCGCCGTTGCTTCTGCGGAAACCTCTTGCTCGGGCATCTTGCGGAGTATCGTCCACCCAGTCGGGTACACCATTTATGGCTTCACGCTCTTTGCGCTCCGCTTCCTCACGTTCTGCCTTGACCTTTGCTTCTTCCTCGGCTCTCGCTTCTGCTGCTTTACGAGCTTCCTCAGACTTGACACGCTCGGCATCTGCTCGACGGCTCTGCTGTGTCATGGCAATGCTCTGCCAATGCTTCAACTCAGCCTTAGCATTGTCAATGGCTGCTTGTCGTTCCTGCTCGGCTGCAATCTTCTCGGCTATGGTGCCGCCCTGCTTCGCCTTGGCTTTCTCCGCCTTTTTCAGTGCTGTCTCCTTGTCGGCAACCATTGAGTCGGCAACAGTCTTTGCCATTTGCTCATTGCCGCCAGTCTGCTCAACGATAGCGTCCCATGCCGTTGCAGGGTCTGTCTGCTCATATATTGGCTCGCCTTTCTCGTTCTTGGGAACACGCTCCAGTGCCGACGGCTGATGCTCGGTTGGCGCAGCCTCATCTGTTAAGGGTGCTTCACCCTCAGCCGTTGCACCCTCTTCCGTCAAAGGCGTAGTAGGGCTGAGTGAGGCTTCGGAAGGCTTATTCTCGCCAGCTTCAACATCCTCAACCATATTATTGATGTCAACAATATGGTCGCCTGTCGGCTGCTCTACTGCCTCTCTTGCCCAAATCGGGTTGCCGTTAGCATCGCTGATGCTGTCCACCATGCCCTCAAACTCTTCGACTGGCACCATTTGCACGCGCTTGCCATTTAGTGGTGCTTCGGTGTATATCTCCACTCCGTCCCCTGTTATGCCCTGCACATTGCCACGAATGGGCATACCATTTTCATCGGTAACAGTAAAGATGTCGTTCACACCATACTGAGGACGACTTGCTTCGGCTTCGGCTGCTTGTCGCTGCTGCTCTGTCTCGGCTTGCTGCGCAAGGCGTTCTTGCTCGGCTTGTGCCGTGCGTTCCATGTTTGTAGCGTTGACACCCTGCTGTATCTCCTCCTTGCTCATAGGCATGACAGTCTGGCCGTCAACAGTCACGTTCACGGTTCCGTCGCCGTTGTCCACAACTCCCTGCTCATTGGCGACAATGGCTATGCTTTGCTGGCTTCCGTCTGGGGCGGTCAGCGTATAGCTGTCGCCAAAGGCAAATGGCAGTGTGCCGTCCACATTGTTTGCGGCTTGCTGTGCCATTTCCAGCCGTATTGCCTCCGCTGCCGTGGCTTTCTCCTCTTCTGGGTCAATGGCATCATCAACGTGGAAGATAGCGTCAGGAGCTATCTGCTGCATCTCGCCAGTCTGAGCATCACGTATTACAATGGTATCGTCCGATTTCTCAGTGTCAACACCGCTGCCGTCGTCCGTCATCACCACGTTACCACTGACGATGTACACATTCTTGTCTGTGCCGTCCTCATTCTGCTCTTTCAGCGTAGCAGGGTGTATCATGCCGTCGGTGCGGTTCACATGGCTGTCAACGGTATGATCGCTTTCTTCCACACTGCTGTCAATGTCGTCACGCACACGCTCCAACATTCCCTCGTATGCCGACTTGGCGTTGGCATAGTCTATCACAGTCTGGAGTCCTGCCGTGTTGCCCAGTCTGCGCTGCTCGTCAATGTAGTGCAGCGGGTCGCCAATGTAGTCATCCACCTCGTCAGCGTTATCTATGCCCAACTGCTGTGCCAGTTGCCCACGCTTCATGTCAAGCAGGTTCTTGGCATCGTTCATGGCTTCTGGCTCAGTCGTGTCGTATCCACGGTCATAACTCTCGTCATAACCTGCCGCCACCGGGTCTTGCTCACCGTTCTGCAACTTGCTTTCCTGCGCACGGGTCAGTCCCTCGTATTTCTGTGCTGCCTTCACAAAGTTCAGCACACCCATACGGAAGCCTATAGGCAGGTCAGTATTGTCCATTACCTCACGCAGTGCTGCCGTCTTCTCCTCGTCAGTGCCAACAAGGAATGTGTTACGCCAACCGACCCATTTCTCCATCCAATGTATGTCGCCGCCTATGGCATGGTCAATGGCTTTGCCAGCCTCACTCATTTCATTCATGGCCTGTCGTTTCGGGCCACGGTAGGATAGTGTCTTGGCACCAGACAGGAAGCCGCCCATGAGCGACACGCCGAGGAATGTGTCAATGTTCTGGTCAAGGTTGAATACACCTGTATTCTTGGCTGTGTCGAGCGTGTTGTCACCAACAAGCAGGGCATTCTCAATATTGCCCACAACCTCCTCGGCATACTCGCCGATTGTGCCGTTCCATTTGGAGTGCTTCTCAAAATCGCCTATCATCTTGGCAAAGTTGGTGGCACCCACGTTGTCAATAAAGCGGTTCACACTGCCAAGCCCCACCTTGTCCATGCCTTTTCTGACTACTTTCGATGCCTTGCCGAGCAATGGGGCAAAGTATTCGCCCACCATTTCCGAGTGGTTCTCTATGGTCTGTGCGCCAAATGCCTTGAGAAAAGCCTTTGCCACACTGTCCTCTGCTCCTTCTCTGCCGCCATACACGATATGCCCGGTTTCGTCCTGCTTGAACTGAACATCGCCAGTCAGACGGTTCAGTGTGTCTGCCGTCACATGACCAAGTCCCGAGGTTCCTGCCATGACTGCCGAACCTGCGGCATCGCCAATCAGACGAGTGCCAATCTTTGCTGCCAGATACTTTTTAGCGGCTTTCTTCACTGCTTCCTTACCGAAACGCTTGATAGCTTCCTGCGTCATTCTCTTTACAGCAGCCTCGCCAAGTCCCGATGCAGGGTTGAGTATCATCTCCAACATAAACGGTAAACTCTCGCCTGTCACTTCACCAGCCTTATAGCCACGGCCTATGTGGTCAGCGTTCTCCGACTGCACCTCATTAGATATGGCAGTAAGGTTGAGCAAGTCCCTCTCGTCTTGGCTGATGTTGTCAAAGCCTACCCGGTCGGCATTTTGGGATGCGTCAAGCACACTGCCATTGGTGTTGATGTCGGTCAGCCCCAAGTCCCATGTACTCACCTTGCCCACGGCATGAGCCAGTCCGCGCCATGCTCCTGCACCAAAGGCAAGCAACTGCTTCCCTTTCTTTGCAGCCCAAGAAGACGAGTCGTCTATCCACTTGTCACTTGCAATGCCTTTTCTCGCTTCTTCGAGCGTGGCAAGCGTGTCGTCTATCTTCTTGATTTGGGCAAGCATATTCTTGTACTGCGTGTCTGCAAATCTTCCATTCACAGTCGAGGAGTTGTAGGTGTGTATCGCACCGCCCGAACCTCTCGGCATATCTCGCCACGAAAAGTTAACAGCTTCCGCATCCAGTTCCTCACCACGCTTGGCAAGCCTTGCAGCCAACACCCTGCGCTGCTGACGCAGCCAATCCTCACGGTGCTCCAGTTGATAGCGTGCATCGTCCACACTGTTCTGCTCCAAGTCGGCTTCTGCACGGTTGTCAAACTCGTTGCCGCTCTCCGTGATGAAAGTCTGCTCTTCCTTGCCAGTTTCGGGATTGAGCTTCTTCCTACTCACCACCTTGTTGTTCTGCCCGAGCTTTATGCCGCCGCCTTTCTCTCCGAGTTTCACCTTTGGCACTTGCAGCCCGGTGTTGGCACTCATATAGTCCATGCGGTTCTTAGTGCGCTGAAGCCCGGCTTGTGTCTGTGCAAGCATCTGGCTCGTTTCGCCCAGCATCTTCTGCTTGTCAGCCTCCGTCAGCGGTGTGCCAGTCTGACGAGGTTTCTGTGCAGGTCGTGTCGCCGCCGTTGGCTTCTGTGGTGCAGACGGTTTCGACTGACTGTTGGCAGGTACAGCAGGTTTGGCAGTAGCAACAAAGCCAAGCTGTTTGTTGAAACTGTCAAAAGAGCCATAGTCATAGTCTTTGCTCGTAGCGTCATACAATCGTTTACGCTTACCAGAGTCCTGTATGTCCTTGCAGAACTGCTCGTATGTACCCATGTCGTAATCTTTAGACAGGGCATCGTATAGTTTCTTTTTGTTATCGTCCATGTGAATAAAATGTTTAGCTCATTGGATTTTTCTTCTTGCCACTTCCACCGCCACCCATTGGGTTGGGCTTCTTCTTGCTGATGTCTGCATGACCGCCATTGGCCTTTTTAGTTGTTGTTGTCCTTGAGGTTGTCTTTGGACGTGTCTTGCTGCCTGATGTCGATGTAGAGGTTGCCGTTTCTGTAGTGGTGTCTTCAACCCATGTCCCGTTAGACTTAGCATTTGCCCTTTGTTCCGCTTCGGTCTTGGCATAATGGATGTTGCCCTTGCTGTCTTTCCACGGAAATCTGCCTTTGGCATCTTCACGAATTTTGTTCGCTTCTGCATTTGACTTGCCAGCCGCTGCGTAACTTGCAGTTGCCGACGCTTTTGATGCACCTGCAGCAGCTTTGTTTTTGTCAATCTGGCTCTGTTGCAGTTCGGCTGCATACTTGGCTTCCACCTCGGCTTTCTTCGCCTTATGTGTCTGCTCATTAATCTTGCCTTGTTGCAATTGTTTGTCAAGGTCGTGGAGAGCAGCAGCACGGTCGTCAGCGGCTTTCTTCAAGAGATAGTTGCGGTAGTTGTTGGTCAGCTTCTCCATGTAGGTTCTGTCCTTGTCGTCCTTGTCATCGTCAAGGGCTTGCGCCTTCATCAGTCCGTCCATGTACTCTTTCATGTGAGCGTCACGGTCGGCCTTCAACTTCTCCCAACGGTCTTTCACCTGCTTCGACTGGGTGTTCTGACCAGTGTACATATTTGGTGCGCCCTTGGTGGTAAAGAAGAGGTTGGCAAGCGAACTGATGCCGTCGCCTATGGCAGCGAATATCTGCTCACGCTTCTGCTTCTTGCGTTCCTTCTCCAGTTCCTCCTCCGTCGGCGGCTTGAATGGATTTAGCTGTTGGTACATCTGCGTATAACTCAGTCGTGCTGGCTTTTGCCCGGCATTGTCGGCTCCTGCATCTGTCTGTGTAGAAGAACTTGCCGTCGGCTCCTTGCCCGGCTCATACGGTACGGTAACGTTCTGCGGCTGCTCCCTCTCCACCATCTTGCCAGTTGACCAGTCCCAGTATGGAGTTTGTGGTATGCTTGGCTGTGGCGAAGCAGGAGTGGTGGCAGGATTACCGCCATTTGGTTGTCCTGCCATAGTACTTGGTTGCGTTACCGCTTCGTTCGGTTGCGTAGCCGTCCCACCGCTTTGAGGTTGCGCAGGTTGAGGAGTGGCAGCACCTCCCAACGAGGAGTCGAATGGTGTAGCTGCTGTCTTAGGTCGTCCGCTTCCGCCTTCTGGTGTCAAAATCTGTTCTAATATTGTTGCCATGGTCCGAGTGTTTTAGAATGGCATGGAAGATGCTGCATTTGCTACACCCTGCACGGCTCCTGCAATGGCATTTGCCTTTCCCTGCTCCAGTTGGTTGAGTTGGTTAACATACTCGTCATCTTTCTGCCTATAGGTCTGCTCTATGTTATCCTTGCGAGCATCAGCCGAAGCGTTGATGTTGCCCATGGTCTGCGACAAGGCTTGGTTATTGGCTTCCTTTGCCGCTGCTACGCTCTCGTCAGTGCCACCCATAACGGCTGCGCTTCCTGCCGCCTGTTGGTTGCGCTTCTTTATGCTCTCCTCTGTCATGGTTAGCAGCCGTTGGGCATCAGCCCTCTGCGTTGCGTCCTCATTGTAGCGGCGGTCGTACCAGTCTTGATTGCTCTTGCGCTGTGCCTCGACATTCTTCTTCAT